TATAAATATTAATGAAATATCAGAAACTTACAAGCGTGTATTGTCTGTTTTTGGTTGTTTATAATAAAAGGGGTTCACGCCCCTTTAAAACTTAGCAGCATGAAATTTAATAAAGAAATAAAAATTTATGAGAACCTAATTCAAGGGTCGGACGAATGGAAAAAAATAAAAGCAGGTGTTTTTTCAGCTTCAAACGTTTCCGACCTTTGCGGAGCTAAAGGACCAGGGAAAACAGGCGAAAGTCTTATAATTGAGAAATTTGGAGAGTATTGCACTGGTGAACTAGATGAAATTTCAAGCAAAGCAATGCAACACGGGACCGACACCGAACCAATCGCACGTGGTATTTATGAAAATATGATCGGGCTACCTATCTATGAATATGGATTCATTACGAATGAAAAGTATCCAAATTGCGGCGTTTCGCTTGATGGTGTAGTATTCCACCCTTTTGAGAACAATTTTTTAATAGAAATAAAATGTCCTTTTACTCAAAAAAGCCACTCAAAATTTGCACAATTACTAAACCCAAATGTCAAAGACAAAGGCGCTTTGTTAAAGGTACTAGAACCTAAATATTTTTATCAAATACAAATGGGTTTACTTATTTCCGAATTGTCAGAAGCTCGTTTTATTTCGTTTCATAAGAAGTTTTTAAACGAAGAAAAAGGCATCGACTTACGTATTATTGACGTAGTTATTTATCCCGATTTTGACGCTCAAAACTTAATTTCTGAACGCTTAAATGAAGCTAATTTGAAACTGGAATTCCTGAAAAAACAAATAATAAGAGGATATGAAAAAAATAGCAATGTTTATAATTAACTGGATTGCGTCCGTGCTTGTTGTATATACACTTTTATTTTTCACCGTATTAATACATGATATTTGCATTAGTAACAGTCCGAGAATGTTAATAGATGCAATAATTAATTTTGTAAATGTTTAAAACATGACTACCTTAGCGGCTCATGTTGCTAGGACTGTAGGGGGCGAAAGTCCCCTTTTTTAAATAAAAGCGTAATATAATAATATTATAACTATGAAAAAAAGAAAAACAATAGACATTCCAGATGAACAGTTTAATAAAATAAAATTAGCTGCATTCTTGAGTAATAAAACAACAAAAGAATTTATTGAAGAAATTATATTAAATGCCTGTAAGCGATTAAATAATCCAAACAATTTTGTAAGCCAGTGTAATAAAATGTAATAATAAAGCTATGAAGTACTTTCTACACGATTCAAATGCTTTCAATGATGAAAAGATTACAATGATATACATGAAGTACGGATTTGAAGGCTTAGGCTTATTTTACACAATACTTGAAAAACTGGCAGCACAAGAAAAACCAGTATTAGAAAGTGTACTAAAAACGCAACTAAACATAAGAAAAAAACTCGAAAAACAACTGCATTTTATGTATGAAATCAATGTACTTTCATTAAGAAATGGTTGTGTTTTCAATGAGAATCTGCTAAACTTTAGTGAAAAGTACCAAATAAAAAAAGAAAAAAACAGAAAAAGAATTTCAGAATGGCGTGAAAAACAAATAGATACAAATAATGTAACGTGTTACGAACACGTACGTAACACGCCTAAAGTAAAGGAAAGTAAAGTAAAGGAAAGTAAAGAGAAAAATAAAATTGAGCGTGAAAATGATTTTAATGAAAAAGTAAAAAAATTAGTAAGTGAATTAAAAGATTCAAAATTTTGGACTGAAAAGAATATTTTGAACTTCTGCAATTACTGGACTCAGGCAAATGATAATTCCGAAAAAATGCACTTTGAGAAACAAAAAACATTCGATTTAAAAAAAAGATTGGCATTTTGGGAAAGTAATAGCTATAATCAAAATAAGAAACAAGAAGAAGTTATCAAACCAATCATAAATACAGAAAAAGACTATGAAAGACTTGAATGGTAAGAATTTATTAAATGCAGTAGCAAACAAAGATAAAAAAAACGAAAAAATAGAAGAAAATATCGATAATAAAGACTTATCGAATAATTTAAAGAAATATCTAAATAAAGCCTATTTAAGGCATTCTTATAAGATATTTGATATAACAGACGAGGATAACTTTAAAAGTGCCGCTAGTACTCTTAAAATGGTGTTAAATGCCAATGAACCGAATGGTAAACAATGGCGATTTGAGCAAAACAAAAAAGAAATGAGATTAATGCTGGGTTGGTTTTTTCATGACAATGAATTTTTTAACGATAACAAAACGAATGAAACGCAAAATATAAATAAAGATTTATTTGTGTGTGGCGTTAAAGGTTCAGGAAAGAGTTCTACAGTAAATGCACTTTGTGAAATAATGACCGATATTTTTTATAAAAGGCATAATGCAAAAAAAAGATTTTTTAAAAAAGTTGAGCAAAACATGATGGCAACATCCTACGAACTCGAAAATAATATAAATAAATATACATATAACATCGAAGAAAAAAAATTTGAAGGAACTCCGCTTAATATTTTTTTAGACGATTTGAAATTCAACGGACTTACAAAATTTTTCGGTAATGACATTAAAGATATTCTTATCCGATTTTTATATGATAGATATTCTATTTGGTTATTTGGTCAAGCAAATACAATTATAACAAGCCTTTTAACTCCAACGCAATTAAAAGAATTACTTCCAGACGATTTATATAACCGTTTTCAACATCAATACAACATAATTCATTTTAAAGGAGAAAACAGAAACGTTTAAAAAACAAGTAGGAGAAAATAAAAAATGATACTAAGCAGATTGGGAAACAAAAGTAAAATAGCTATGAAAATACAAGAATATTTCCCTGCGCACATTGCGTATATAGAACCTTTTTTCGGAGCTGGTGGAATGTTTTTTAATAAACCGCTTGCAAAATATAATATAGTAAATGATTTGGATTCAGATGTTTACAATTTATTTCAAGTAGTAATGAACCAAAAAAAAGAACTTGAAGAAGCGGTTTATTTGATGCCAATTCATTCAGATTTATTAAATTACTGGAAGAAAAACAAAGAAACAGAGCCAGTAAAAAAAGCTTTACGATTTTTGTTTTTAAGTAATTTTACTTACTTAGGGAGAATGGATACTTTAAGCTATAAAAGAAGTAATTTAAAAAAAATTTTTTTTCAAAAGATTGATAAATCATTTGAACTACTACAAGATGTTCAATTCAATAATACGGATTGTGTTAAATTCATAAAAAGTATATCATTCAGACATAGGGAAGACGTTAGTACAACATTTATATACAACGACCCTCCCTACTTAGGCACAGGCTCAAACTATGAGAATCAAAATTGGAATAAAATATATTTTACTGACTTGTTAAATGCAAACATAAACACAGGTTGCAAGTTTGCAGTTTCTGAGTTTGATAATGAGTTTGTTATCCAAGAAGCAAAAAAAAGAAACCTGAACGTCATTATAATCGGAGAGCGGATTAATTTGAAAAATAGACGGACTGAAATATTAATAACGAACTACGAAGATAGACAATTAAAATTGTTCTAACACTCTATTTATATTGATTCTAAACGATAGAGCGAGTATATTTGTAATATAAAAATTTAAAAAAATATGAAATATGCAATTGATTTTGATGAAGCATCTATAATGCCGTTAAATTCAAGGTTTAAGATAGATACATATAAGTACTATCAACAAGCCGATAGTTTTGCTGAAGCAAAAGAACTATTAATTGAATACTGGGAGGCGGTTAAATTAAGAACGGCAATCACGTTGAGAGACGTAAAAAAAATGAAAGAAATAGTTTAGCTATAACGCAACAACTTAAAGTATATTAAAAAAATGGGAAAATCATTAAAATACAGAACAATGGACAATACAGTATATTTGAAAGATGGGCAAAAAGCTCAATTAATTGAAAAGATAACCGACAATAAATATTTAATTGCACCAGTATTTGAATATGATGCTTATGAGGGCGAGATGTACGAAGATACAGGCGAAGAAAAAATAGTTTCTGAATTATTTACAAAGCCTCCCGAGCATTTGTTTGATGTTAAGATATTGGCAGCAAAAAACATACTTCAAGAAACTGAGCAAAAACATAGAAAATTAAGTTTAGAAAATGCGCAAATTTCAGCGCAAATAAGAACGCTTAAAAAAACAGAAACTGACTTGAAAAAGCTGATAATAAACAAAGAAGCTTTAATGACTGCGAATCGGTTAACTGTTGTAGAAAACTATAATCCTGTTGATTTGAAAAAAAAGGAAGGTTGGCGTTCTGGCCAGTACGGATTTAAGATTAATTTTGGATTTTCGATAACTGATGAAGATATTTCAATAAGTACGTCAAGACTTTACGAAAATAGTTCTGATTACGGTATGAGTATTGACAAAGAGGTTGGTGTTTTAGTTGATAAAACGGATGATGAGATTACCGAAGTTATTAAAAATAAGGCTTCAAAAGCCAAGCTAACTGACTGGGATTTGAAAAGAATACAGGATATTTATCTAAATGACGATTTACTTAAAAGGAAAACAGAGTTATTGCAAACAGAGAATGAAAATGAAGTTGAAAAACTAAAAAACGAAATAGCACTTAAACAAACTCAACTCGAATTAATGCAACAGAAGTAGTTTAATTGTGTTGTGCATAACATATATGTTTGTGTTTTGTATATAACTTTTTTCGTTACATAACGAAATAATTTAAACTTTTAATTATGAAATATTTTGGAATAGGCAAAGAAAAAGGAATGTTCGGCAAGGGGTATAATATTAATATCTTGCTAGGTAACATAATGTATAAACTCATATTACGAACGGAAAGAACACAAAAAGCTAAGTTATATTTTTATGATAAAGATGAACTTGAGTTCCTTGCAAGGCATGAAATGCTTACATTTAAGTGGTTTATTGGTGTTGTAGTGAATAATGATTAACAAAAATAAAAATGAAAGAATTACAGATTGAAATAGTTTATTTAACTCTAAGTATCTTAATTGATAACGAAGAACATTTAAAACCTAAAGCGGTACAAAATTAAAAGAGATGGCTAAACATTATAATATTTCATTGCCTAAAATGTTTGCGCCTGCAAAATTGAACATCAATGCAATAATTGATTTTTGCGATGCAGGAAAACCAAAACAAAATACAATAATTAATTTATATAAATCGTTATGAAAGAATACAATATATTAAATCTATACGCTTGCTTAGGAGGTAATAGGTACAAATGGGACCAGGTGGCGGAGTCATCAGGTATTAAAATAAATGTTACAGCCGTAGAATTAGATCCATTTTTAGCAGAATTGTATAAAGAGCGTTTTCCTAAGGATACTGTAATTATTGCCGATGCTCACCAATATTTACAAGACAATTATAATAGATATGATTTTATATGGACAAGTCCACCATGTCCAACACACAGCCGAGCGAGATTCTGGGGTTGTAAAAATGGAGAAAAAGCAACTAAACCAGTGTTTCCGGATATGCAATTATACGAAGAAATTATTTTTCTTGAAAATTATTTTAAAGGTAAATATGTTGTTGAAAACGTAATACCTTATTACGAGCCATTAATCACGGCTAAGAAAAGAGGTCGCCATTTATATTGGACTAATTTTAATTTGCCTACAAATATAAACGAAAGAAAAGAAGGCAAAGGAATTATAGGTAGCGCTAGTGATGAAATAAAGAAGTTATCTACATTTCACGATTACGATTTCACTAAATATAAAGGAAAGCAAAGACTTAATAAAATAGCTCGAAATTTAGTTGATTATGAAGCCGGGAAAACTATTTTTGAAGTGGCAATGGATATTTACAAACAAAATGATATTTCAAGCCCAAGTTTATTTGATTCACTTAATTTTAAATAAATAAATAATTTATGAGCAACACCGAATTTTACAAAGGCAATAGCAAATTTCTATTACTTTGTGCAAATAAAGAATTTTCCGTTTATATGGTCAAGTTAATCGGAATAGATAAAACAAGCTATCATTTAGTTTGTAATGATACAAAGAAAACTGAAATGATTTCAAAAGATTTAAAAAAAATCAAACAAAAAGGAGGGTTTTAATATGGCATACGATAGAGAACTTATTTATAAACAAGCAATTGAAGCGATTAAGAAAAATAATTTGTATTTTATTGAAGACATTATCGCCTTTATACCAGTGTCTAAGAATTATTTTTATGATAATTTTCCAATAGGTTCCAACGAATATGACGCCTTAAAAGAGCTTTTAGAAGCAAACAGGATAAACAAGAAAGTAGAACTAAGAAAGAAACTAGAAGAAGACAGAGGAGGCAGTTTGATAGCTTTATACAAGCTAATCGGAACAGAAGACGAAAGAAAAAAACTTTCTCAAAGTTATTTAGATTTATCTGGAAAAGTTGAAACGAAAAACGAGGTAAAACTAGATTATGGCGACTTCAACGAATAATGTAAAAGTTCCTCTGGAATTATTCAATCCTTTATTTTTCCACCTTGAGGCGGCAATGCGAGATCCGAAAGTGTTTTACATTGTACTGAAAGGTGGGCGGGGGTCGGGTAAATCTGTAGCTGTTACTCAATGTTTAGACTTAAAGTTAATTAATGAAGGTAAAACGACTCACGCATTCAGAGAGGTTGGCAAGGACGTTACAAAAACAATTGCTAAACAATTTGTTAATTTTGCAAAGCCGTTTGTAAAAATATTTCCTGAACTTGAGTTACCTAGTAGGCTGCCGAAAAATCCGCCAGTTTACTTGTTTCATAAAGATGCATATATAAATGTCGACGGCTCGGACAACAACAACATGGACAGATTAAAAGGGTCTGAGGGGGTAAATTACATATATTACGATGAAGTAGATAGAAGTACTTTAGAATTCTTTGAAGAGGTACCGATGGCACTTCGGGGAAAGGATAAAGGCGAAGATTTAACAGGGAAGAAATTTATATGTTCATTTAATCCGATATCAGTCCATCACTGGATTAAAACTAAATTCTTAGATACTTATGAGTTTATTGATTTGCCGAATTTTATAAAATCTAAGAATAAAAAAGTTGAAGAATATTCTAAGCTAAGCAAATATTCATTTTCTAAGCGATCGAAGTGCGGTACGGTTGCATATATCAGTACTACGTATAGAGATAATTTTTTTATCTCAGGACACCCAGCTGGAGCGCAATTCGGATACATAGACCACAGATACATTGATAGGATAGAACGTTTAAAACACACTAATTTAAACAATTATAATATATACAGTTTAGGTCTGTGGGGCAATCCGTCAGAGGGACTTGTTTGGAAATATACGCAATCGTTTGAAGAATTAAAGGAACGAGAAAACAAAATATATTATTCTTATTATAGTGAATTGCCTAATATTGAATTTTACAAAATTTGGGCGTTGGATTTTGGCGGTGCTGGTGGAAATGCTGGCGATGAGTGCGACGGTGGAAGTAAGACTGTTTTAAAGGAATACTTCATAAACAAAACAACTCGAAATGTTTATCATAAACTGCATATCTATAAAGGCTACATAAGCGACCAAGATTTAATCGACTATATGAAAATTCATTGTAATAGAGTTATGATTTTGGCAGATAATGCAAGGACGGACAAAATTACAACATTGAAAAATGTTGGTCTTTGGGTTATTCCTGCAAAATCAAAAGAGGGCGGTTCTAATACAGTTAATACAGGATATGACACTTTGAAGCTATACAATCATTATATTGATGAGAATGCAGCCCCTGAACGAATTGAGAGAGAAAATCATTCATGGGAAATATTAAAGCAAACAGGCGATTACAGCAACAATCAAGTTGCCGATAAATTTAAAGACATTTCAGATTGCGACCGCTACGCAATTTCTTATTATCGCAAGAATTATGATTATAAGTAATTTATATTGATTCTAAAGAATTTAAGAAGTATATTTGTAATATAAATTAATTTATAAAATATCAGAAAATGGAATATGAAAAAAATGTAGTAAAAGTAGTTTTAAAAAGCAATCAAAATACTTTATTTACAATAACTTGTAAAAGCGAAAGAAGTTTATCAGAGCAAGAATTAAAAAATGCTGTAAAATTCTTTTATGATAGACTTTACGACAATGTAGAAGTTTTAATAGTGCCTGAAATTGGACATTTTACAGATATTAGAGTTATCGGCAAAGGTGTTGATTTGTTACTTTCTTGGTCGTTTGTATCCAATATCATTTTATAGTGCATAACGACCACGGGTTTGAAACGTGGAGCGCAGCGGAATGTTTACAAAACCGCTGTTATGTGTATTTTTTTTATTTTATTAATTCTTTAATCAAATTATATCATGAGCGAAATAGTACATTACAAAGGAACGGCAGAAAAAATATGTATTGGCCTGACAGAAAGCGAAGAAAAAGCAAAAGAAATACTTTCAAGCAGAAGCAAGGAAGTAGATGACTATTACGATAGTGCTTTAGAGTGTTTGTCTCAAGAGTTTTACAAAGAATTTTTCTTTCATTTAAAAACAAAAACTCTTTATCAATTAGAAAATTCAGGGCATGAACCAGATGAAGAGATTATAAAAGCAGAGGCCAAAGGAGATGCTATTGAATATGAATTGCGGTACTACAACGGCGGTGCAGGATTTGAAGAATGTTTGGATGAGGCTTTCGATAAGCTTGTTAACGAACAGCGTACTGAAGAGGTGCAGGATAAGGTTTTGATGTTGACCGAAAAGCAATCAAATTTAAGATCGGCAAATAATTTAAGGGATTTCTGCAAATACGTAATGCATGACGAATCCGATTTACACAATGATTCAAAAGCATGGATTAAAGATAATTTAGGTATTGATATTTGTTACAAGACAGGCGAACTATGCCAACACGGATGTAATGGGTTGTGTAAAGAATCGTGCTGATTTATGTTGCACATAACATATATGTTTACATTTTGCATATAACTTTTCCCATTTAAACAACGAAATAATTTATATTGTTTCTAAATAGTTATTTACGTAAATTTGTATAAAAATAAACGTTATGGGAAATAAACAAGGAATGAATGAATTGTATTGCGGATTTTGTGGAGGTAAAGAACATACACTAGTAATAAATGCAAACGAAAGTTGTATTAAAACTAAGTGCGTAGAGTGCGGTATTGAATCTATTATAAGTCTTTCTCTTAGTATAGTTATTGAGAAAAGATATGAAAAACAAGACGGAAGACTTTGTAAAAAATATAAAAAATAAAGTAATATGGAAAATAAAAGGATTTATACAGTAGGAGAATTAATCACAGAGCTTAATAAATTTGAAAATAAAAATATTCAAGTAGTTATTGTTAGTTCAGACTTGAGTAATTTAACAGCTAAAATGGAGATTATTAATACAAAAATATCACCAGATACAGACTCAGGTGCAGGCATTCATGCTTGTGTGCTTAATGTAAATTTGTAAAAAATAAGTATTATGAAAGATGAATTTTAAATCAAAATCATGGATAAAATAAATTTTAAAGATGAAAATCATTTATCAGACGAAAATAGAAAAGAATGGAATACAGAAGACTGGATAAAAGAGTTTTATCAATTCCTACAAGGTAAAAATGTAGATGGAATTCAAACATCTAAACATGACACCCCTAAATTGACAGAAAAAAAAGCTTACACCGTTATATGGTATTTACAGGAACATTTAAGAATATTACCATCAAATATTGAAAGATGTAATAATTGCGGTGAATTATTTGATAGTAATCTCGGAGGCACTTATTGGGAAGCAAAAGGAAATCATTATTGTAGCGGATGCAATTATTTAGTTCCCGAAAATTACGATAGAGGTAAACATTAATAAAGAAAATAAGTATTATGAAAGATAAATTTTTTAAAGAGCTAGATAAATGCAAGTCAAGATTAGAAGTTTACGACTTTATAAACAATTACAACCATGGTCACTTGTATTATCATGCATTACAACATGAGTTCTTTAATTTAATGACTTATGAAGTTCCTGAATTGATTAATGCATTAAAAGAAAAGTATGAGTTTATCGAAAATAATTTTTAAAAACATAAAATATGTTATCATGAAACTTATAAAATGGATTTTACGATTAGTAGATAGAAAATGCAAATGTGGTGGGATTAAAGAAGATATTTATTATGATGCGGAAACAAATCTTATAAATGAAAAATGTAAAAAATGTGGTAATGAGAATTTACATTAATTGGAAATTATCAATAAAATTGCTATGAAAAAGTTTTTGAAAAAATATAAAGTAAAGTAAATGAAGATAGAAATAATAAATGACGGCAAAGGGAAATTCCAATCCTTTGAAGCGAAAATAGAAATTGAAGCATCTACTGGAATGGGTTTTTTTATCTCTCAATTCGAGGCTTATGGAGAAACAGAAAAAGAAGCTAGAGACAATTTAACTATTTTGTTAAATGAAATAACAAAAAAAATAAAACAAGTAAATGAGACTAAAAATAAATAAAAACAGCATAGAGATTCCAACAGCCGACAATTTAACATGTCGGCAATATTTGGAATGCTTAAAGGCAAATGAGAACGAATTTTTTATATTGAAGTATATTAGTGTCGTGTCCGGATTGAGCTATTCAGAAGTTGCAAATTCAAGTATAAGTTTTATAACAATACAACGAATCAATAACTATGTTCAACAGCTCAAACAGTTTGATTATTTCCTAATCAATCAAAGTGCTCAAATATTAATCAAAGGAGACTTATTTGTTTCAACTAGAAAAGATTTTGATGTTGAAAAAGTAGGAGTAAGGATTCTTTTTGAAGCAAAAGCAGCCCAAACTGAGAGCAGAGAGGAATTAGCTATTTATCTACTTGCTATATTACTTACTCCGTCGTTTGATTACAAGGAAGTCGCAGAGCGATACGAGCAATTATTAGAAGAAAATTACATCAAAATCCTTTCCTTTGCTGCTTTTTTTTTAAGCAATTACTTGAAAACCTCGAAGAACGAGCGAAAGTCCTTAATAATGCGAGTACTGGCGTGGATAAAAAATATAATTCAAAAATAAAGGAAATAACAGCAAACAGATTAGAACCCTTTTCAGTAATGGCAGACATTGAGTACATTATTGAAAAGGGTTTCGCTAATAATATAGATGAAGCTTTGAATGTTAATGATAAGTACGTATATTTGTCGCAAGCAATGAATATCATAAATGCTGATGTTCAAGCTAAATTTAACGAGTATTTAATAAATAAAAAGTAGCAATATGAAAAAAGAAGAAAAGAAAAAAATAGCAATGGAGTTTTTTAAAAAAGATGATTTAATTTATTTTTTTGACATAAAAGAACTTCGTATTTTTATCGAAAAACTTGAAAAAAAGTATGACACAAGACCAATTATATTAAATTTATCAAGTCCTATTAAGCAAACAAATTTTTACTTGTTTGATCGCTTAATAAAGGTAGGTTTCAATGACAACGGAGAATTAGAGTTTAAGATAGTAGAAATGTTTCCACTTTCATATAATCATACAGTTTTAGGGGTTTTGAGAAAATTGAAAAAATTAACATCAGATAAAAAGTAGCAACATGACAATTGAAGGAAAAAGAAGGATATTATTTAGTAGGCTTGCTTTTAATAAGCCCATTTTATTTAACGATGGGGCTCACACTTGTATTTTTGAAGCCGTAGACCTTATTAGAGAAAAGTTTAATGTAGATATAGTTGATGATACACATTACCAACATCCTAACCCCCAACATTCTAAGTATCACACTTGCAATTTAAGACTTGGAGTTGGGAGACTAATTGTAGAGTTTGGAGGCTATCACGAGGACTCTACATCTATTTTTGATTTTATTCAATCTGTTTTAGATGAAATTGAAGAAGAGGAACGAACAGATAAGCGAATAAAAGAACTTGGAGAGATTAGGGCTTCGTACAATAATGCTGAGTTAGAAGCAATTCTGGACGTTGAAGCCGATTTGAATAAAATTAAATTTAGCTTAGATGAATTGAAGTTTATAAAAAAAGTTATTAATAATGCAAATGCTTATGCAACTGTATTGAATTTTGATAAAAAATGACAATATACAATTTAATTAAAGATGCATTAATAAAAGTAAAATCTAGTGCAACAATTCACGTCTTAAATGAAGGAAGAACTGAATCGGAATCATTGAATTGGAACGGGGTGCACATAATTATACACCCTGAATTTAGTTCTAATGTAGAGTTTACACATGGTGCTGAGTTAATTAATACGACCCAGTATCGCATTAAATTTTTAACTATCGACGAATGGGACAGTCCAGATTATTCAGAAAATTCAGAAGAACATTCTTTGAATCTCATTAAGCAAATGACTGATTTAATGAATACTGTTTTTTGGCACATAATCATGCGACCAGATGTTTACTTACCCAACAATGCAGCTAAGAAATGGAGTTCAAAGCCTGTATATAGAGAAAACAACTCTACTATGTCAGGCATTAATGCTACCTTTAATTTGCCTTTAATTGATAATTTAATTTGTAGTTATGAATGATAATTGCGCTGAAATAGCAGGAATATACAGGATAGCACTATATGTTAATAAGTTTGTTAGATACAACAGACCAGATATTACAATTGAAGATGTCGTGGATTTTATCGTGCACGCTAAAGGTTCGGTAGTGGTTGAAGCCAAAAACCAACCGAAATGGCAGCGAGAAATATCTTATTCTGAGAACTATAAGCCATCGTACATGGATACTTTTAGCTTTTTTATTTACGGAATAAACAACGATACACCTAGCATTTTAGATGCAATTCGGAAAAATAGAAACGGATACATATTAGAATTAATTACTATTGATAACCGTTCACTAGTTTTTCCTACGCCTGTTTTTATTTCAAATAATTCGATTAAAGAAGTTAATTCAAGGAACTGGCAAATTGAATTAAAGTATAGAGAACCAACATTTAATAATTATCTGGACAAAAATAACACTTTGCTACAAACGAATAATTATTTAAGTTTTGGAAGCGTTGGGCTGTTTGGCGTTGGTTCAGGAAATGTTTTAGTGGAAAATTTTAATACATAAAATATGGCAGACGAAATAGCAATCAAACGGATATACGACCTAGCAACACTGACAGAATCGTCAAGCGGTTACTTTATTGCACTTGACAAAAACGGAAATACAGACGCTGTGAAGCTAGATTTAAATGCATTTATAAGTTCGCTTAATCACAACACCTTTGGAGGCAAACAGGGCGGAGTTGCAGGCGAATATTATCATTTATCAAATGCAGAATTAACATTTTTAAATACTATTCCAGCAAACTATGTTCCGTATTCTGACGCAAATTCTAATGTAGATTTAGGTAATTTCAATCTTAAAGCTACATCTATAATTAAAACAGGTGGCACAGCTAACCAATTTTTAAAAGCTGACGGGAGTGTAGATATTACTGTATATTTACCATCAGCTAGTTATACGGCTAACGATGTACTTACTAAAGTTAAATCAGTAGATGGTGTAGGTTCAGGATTAGATGCAGATTTATTAGATGGTGAACACGGTTCTTATTATTTAAATTATAATAACTTAGAAAATAAACCAACGATCAATAATTTCTGGACAGCGGTAACAGGTGGCATTAATTATGCAAGTGGTAATGTTGGGGTCGGTGTTTCTTTACCAACGAGTAAACTTGATATAGCAGGAGAGATAGGTATTAGAACTACAGCAGGAAGTTTCCCCAACAAGATTAGGTCTGTAGATGGTATTGGAGAAGGTGGAGGAGCACTAGATGATCTTCTAATAGAATCGCAAGGCGGTATTTACATAAGGTCTGATTATAATGATAACGGAATATCTGGCAATATTTCGTTTGGAGTGTATAACACTTCTCTTAATAACCCTTTTTTTATTATCAAAGATACTGGGAAAGTAGGTATTGGTACTGATTCTCCAGCCGAAAAGCTAGACGTATCAGGAAATATTAAGGCATCAGGTGTTTTATATGGAAAATCCGACCAAGTTGCAGCATTAGAAAAGAATTCTAAATTAGGCGTTGAAAGTGGTGATACTTTGAATTTTGTTGCAAAAACTGACTATTCAATTACAGCATCAGCATCAGCGATTAGCTTTTCTTTAACAGGCTTAACAAAAACAGACCAATCATTTGCTTTATATTTCACTCAGAGCGGAACAGAAGCGCGAACGCTTACAATAACTTACGCAGGCAAAGTATTCGGCGGTTCGGGTTGTAAAACTGGTTCGGGAACTGATACGATTACGGTTGCCGTTAGCACTACTTTATCGCAGAGAACGAAAGTAGTTTTTCATAGTGAAGACAGTACTAATATTTGGGTATCAGTTGATAATTTTTAAGATATGTACGGAAAACTAAATAAAAAAATTGGAGGGGAAAAACCAACACCGAGCGAATCTGTTTTGTCTGTTGATTTTTCCGAATATAAAACATTAGTGTATCGGAATGCTGTCACATGGAGTGAAGCAAGAAACGCAACAGACGCAACAGACGCAGATATTCCTAGACCTGCAACGACAATTACATCTAATTTTGCAGGCACTTCTTTTGAGTTACAACGAGCATTATTTTTATTTGACTTAACAGGTGTTATCCAAGATATTACGACTTGCGAATTGAATTACACTAAAAACTCAGGCGATAGAGATATAGTTGCTCTTGCTAGTACAATAACATCTACCCCTACACTTGCGGATTACGACAATTTTACAACACTTCTTTCAGACAATAACAATCAAGGAGTAGAAACAAATAAATTAATATTTAATGCTTCGGGGATAGCTTATATTAATGCAAACAAAGGCTCTGTTATAGGTATCTGTCTAAGAGATAAGCAGTACGACTACTTAGATGTGCAGTTTCCTTCCAACACATATTTAATTAATTCCTTGAATGAATCTCTACCAATAACTCTTGATTTCACATACTAATTAAAAAAATTATGGCACAATTAAAAGACAAAAACACAGTTGAGTATTTGACCGATAACGGAATAGAAAACCTAACTGATACGGTTCTAACGTTTTCAAAAGCTACAATTGTAGCTAACAATACTTATGCACAAGTTGAATATTTAGTCAAGAAAAATGAAGAAGCTGCAAATAATGGCGGTCGGGAAATAATTAAAAAGATTATTGAAATTCCTGTAATTAATCTTATTCCTAACATTGTAGATACAACTGCAATTCAAGAAGATTATGAAAACTTATCAGTAATAAACGAAGCTTGGCACACTATCGACCGAAATGGCAATGCAATTGATTCAAACACACGAAAGACTAGACTTTTTATAAAACATTCTAAAGTAACTGAATTGCTGTTGAATGGTCAAAGCGAACTTGTTAACACTGTATTAAGCAATTTACTTCCAGTCGTTGAGAATCACATAGGCGTATGGATATATTTTGAATACATTGACGAAGACCAAGTAAATAAGCTGATTGAAAATTTATTAATTAGTTTAAGTATTTCAATACAGCGAATAAATTAATTTGTATATTTGTAAAAAAAAGTAAAAGATATGAAAGAAATTATTTTAACAGAACAGGAACACAAAAATTTAGTAAAAATATTAAATACGGCAATATTGCAAAATGTTCCGCTTGCAGCAATGAAAACCATTGCTGAACTTACTGATAAAGTGGCAAATGCGAAGGATAAAGAAACAGAAATACAAGAAGTAGAAGAAATTTTATGTAAAGTTTGCGGAAAGAAATTTCAAGATGAAAATGCATATTACAATCATTACAACGAAGTTCATAATAAAAGCAGTTCAAGAAACTAAAGAATGAATATAGAACAAACGATAGTACAAGAAATTGAAGCCTTTCACGAGTCTATAATAATCTCGCTTAATTCAAAAAAAATAAATGCGACTGGTGAGGCTTCAAGGTCTTTACGTATTAACGTTGAAGAATCGCAAACTTTTTATAAAATTCAAAGTATTGGTATTTTTTATCTCGAATTTTTGGATACAGGACGTGGACATTTACCACAATCAAAGCCCCCCCCAATTAAACCGCTTATTGAGTGGGCAAGGGTTAAATTCGGAGTGGATACAGATGAAGCTACTCAGATAGCTTTTGCAGTTCAGTCGAAAATAGCAAAAGTTGGGACTGAGATTTTTATAAACAATAAAGAAGGGATTGAACTATCTGAAAAGGTTGAATTATTAAAAAAAGTCTTAAATGAAAAAATAGCAAAAGCGGCTAAGTTTGAAGTGATGCAAAAACTAGATAAGTATAAAAAACTATACAAACAAAAATTAAAACTATAATGGCTAAAAAAATATACAAACAAGGCGGTGTCGTTATTATACTAGATACAGTAACGAATGACATTCAGGCAATTGCTTCAAACAGCTTAGATTTTAGGGTTTCAGGCTCAATTTTTTATTTAAGAGATGGAATAGAAAATACCTCTATAAATCTAGGAACCTACGACAATATCTTAGATGAAAATGATACTGCATTTGTTTCTAATGCTGAGTTTATTACTTATATAACTAGCTTAATAGATTCAGGTAATAGCTCTCCTTTAAAAGCATCAATAAACAGAATAGCAGACACTTACAACAACACTATTGATGTTCAAAATCCTTTGCAAGTAGATAGTGACAGCGTCCATTTTGCCGATATAGATATAGAACGTTCTAGTATTGTTGGTTTTAGCGGAAATATACTTAGCTTATTCGATAACCTACACACTGAAATAGTAAACGCAGACGAAGAATTGAACCCTAAGACTGTATTAGTGCATTTTAAACGAACTGTTCAAGCGTTTTTTATCGGGCTCGGTTCAAGTGAGGGCGGTAATTTTTCTAATGTAAAAATTATTGGATTGCTGTCAGGAATGAGTGAAACGGTTTTGTTTGATGGATCAGGAGATTCGACAGAAAAAACATCTCAAAAATTTAACATTCAAAATTCAGATTTAAACGCTCTAAGAATTGAATTCCATACAACCTATCCAATTAGTTTAACTAATTTGTTTATTCCAAAGATTCAGCCTGTTATCTCAATTAATAAATCTGCGACTAAGTTCGCAACTGCCTACAACTCTCCTTATCTATTAAACACAGGAAGTCAGGATATGAACGTAAACGGAAGCGTTACACCTGTAGTTTTCAGCTATACAGCTTTAAACGAAGTTGAAACATGGCAGCGTTCGTTTATAGACCTACAAGATGGAATCCAAGATTTTCAACCCACGCAATTTGGAGCCTTATCAGCTTTAATTAATGGCGTTCAAGTCGCTGTCATTAAAAATGGAGTTGAAACAGTTATTGAAACATGGAGGACGAACATGGATATTTCAATGACTATGTTTGACTTTCAGAGCAACTACAAAGCAGGTGCATACATTGGAAGATGGACAATTACGTCAGATATGGGCACTCCTATAACGTTATTTAAAGGTGATTCAATTATAATTAGAATAAACGACAATTTAAGTACATTAGATGCATTTAGATTTAGGTTAAAAATTTCAAAATAAAAAATTATGGCAATAGTTAATAATGGTACAATAGTTTCGGTTAATGCTTCAAAAATTCCAACAGGCTACACGCTGCCGACTGTCACGGAAGTAGTTAGCACACAGCCGAATTATGAGAATATCAGTATTTCGATAGTGAAGAGCACAGTTGAGGCGGCAAGTAAATTAACGACATTTACGGCTTTAGTTGCAGAAGTAACCACAGCCGTTACAGCTAGATTAAATGCTGATTTTCCTAGCGTAACTAGCGTTATAACAGTACACGCAGTTTTAAAGGATTATCGTACAAACCAAATAATTAGTGAAGAATTACTAACTAATGTAGCTAATTCGTATATTTGCACAGTTGATATTTTTGTAAATATCGCATAAGAAAATAAAGAGTTATGATAAATTTAGTTAGTTATCCAGTAACGACAAATTCGGGCAAAATAAACAATATGTTTGCAGGGTTTGACGATGTAAATATAGAATTTAAACGAGAAGATTTAAACGTGTTTAGCGTTGGGAGTGGAGCTGATAATAAGATATTAATTACACTTTCAGGTGATTACACAGGCGATTTATTCGTTGGTGAATGGCTTTATTTATACGCAACTGGAACTACTTACACTTATGATAACTCTTTTAAAATCATTTCAATAAACTATTCATCGCCAGATACTGAGATTCTAGTCGATGGCGATTTTATAGAGAATTCAGCAATTGGATACATTAATTATAAACAAGATTACTTCGTTGAGACAAAACTTGTTAGTGTAGATAATAATGCAATTAAACAATTTTCTGAAACCATTCCAGACGATGGAACTGCAAGCGGAGAAGTTATAATAAATGTTAATAGTCCAGTTGATTACTTAGGATCTGATATACTTGAAACGTCAGGATTAGTTAATAATTCAGTCAATCGGTTTAAAGTAATGTATAGAGAGGTTTGGAGAGAGAATCAAACAGAAAATTTTATATTGATTGATGAAGACCCAATTTATATTTTATACAACGCGGAGTTAAACGACATTGAAAAGATAAACAATAAACTGGAAGAACCGATAATTTGGCTTGGTTATCCTTTTTCATTTAGCGTTTTTCATTCACTTGAAAATAATGAAGGATTAAGGCTTGATGTAAGTTTTAATGAAACAGATATCAATAAGAATAATATTACAACCGATAATTTTTTAAGTCGATTCAGGTCGTTAGATTTTGGACAGCTACAAGCAAATTTTAACGACAAAACAACCGAATTAAACGATAATACTAGATATATCAAGTTTAATTTAAATGTAATCGAGTTAAGTGATTATGATAGTACTGAATATAGTTCAGAATACGCAATTTAAAAAAAAATAAACGATGGCAAAAAACAGAACTGAATTAATAAACGCTGTAAATACACAGATACAGCCAACTGTTACGACTGCAATACACCGAGCAGTTTTAAACGATGAGTTAATAGATTCAGGTGTTTTCCGAAAAGATGTAATTGCGTCCGAAACAGTTTCGGGCGGAGCTGTTACAGTAGATTTTAACAATAAGGACTTAGCCACAATTACAGCACCCGACAATTTAACAGTTAGTTTTTCTAACTTGGAGAATGGAGATATTAATAAATATGTTGCGATTACGAAATTAGCAGGGAAAACAATTTCATTTACGTCGGCAACAGATACAAGTCTGCGAAAATCATTTATTAATGCAAGTTCAGGACTTATTATATATAGGATTGAATGTAAGAATAATATTGTAAGTGTATGCAGTGTTAATATTAATAATGATATTGATACAGCATTACAATACATTAGCAATAGTCTGCAAAATCCAACGCCTTTAAATGGCTGGGTAATTAATAATTCAATATCAGGGGACGGGCTGAATTACTTTAAGGACCAGTTTGGTAATTTAAGGCTTGTTGGTACATTTTCAGGACTAACAGCTAGTTCAATACAGGTTTTTATACTACCTTCAGGCTATCGCCCGACAAAAGCAATAGACGTTCCAGTTTCTTATAATCCAACACTGGGTTGGGCTTATTGTACAGTATATCCAGACGGTAATTTTTACTGTTCAGGAGTATATAATAACAGCTTTGTTATCAATGCGTTCATTCCTAAAGAATTCTTAGCATAATGATAACGCCATTCACAATCGATACAGAATTAATTACATTGAACGAATATATTAAGATAGAGCGTTCGAGTAAGTATATTTCTGCTGCGAAGAAAAAAGAATTAACAAGTAAAGTTGCATTCTTAATTAAGGCTCAAGGAATTAAACTTAAAGATTGTTTACACGATGTAGATGTTTTTTGGTATCGCAATAATAAAAAGCATGACGCTGATAATGTGTATTTTGCAATTAAATTTATTTTAGACGGTCTTGTAAAATCTGGAGCGTTGGCAACCGATGGACGCAAGAATATAAGGAATATTCATAATTACATTGAACAATCAGATACTAATTATAATTACTGTATCGTTAAAATGAAAGAAGTATGTTAATAGATAGTAAGTTTTGTAAAATAATAAGACCAGACAGCTTTTATAATTCAGATAATGAACAATATGAATTTTTTTTGAGATGGCAAGGCTCTGATGGTGGGATATATAACTGGCTTTTTGAGGATTTCACAGAACGTAAAAAAGTAAACGGCACTATATTAAATAAAGACAGTGAGCGTATTACTAAGCTTGTAGAATCGTCAGAAAACAGTGTTGTAGTAGTAGCCGAAGATTTAAACGAAAATCAATTTAATGTATTATCTGACATCGTTAATGCTAAGATAGTTAGACGATATTATAAAGACAATACGTATGAAAATGTTACAATTATTACAAGTTCGTACACAAAAAACAAATCAAAAGCACGATATAATTTTGAACTAGAGATACAATTAAAAAACTCAAAAATTCTTTCATAATCCGTTTTTATTTATTATTACTCAACTTGTTTGTTTTCAGCGCAATAATTAATTTTATTGCGCTTTTTTATTTAGAATCATTTCAAATAAGCATTTACTTAAACAAAAGATAAAAATGATTAAATAAACATTTTGCAGTCTCGTTTATATTTTGTATATTTGTCCTATAAGAAATGAGAAAATAAACACATTAAAAAAATAAACATTATGAAAACAGTAAAAATTTTAAACGCAAGCTACCACGGAAACAGAACAAGCATTATCTTCTTTATTGAGAAAGAAAAATATCAGATTGAAGTTGGAACTGAAAACTGGGAAAATGAAGACGAAGAAGCTATTTCTGCAATAGTAGTTTCTGAGTTGGCAGCAAAAGGCTTAGAGGTTTCTAACCCAGATTTTATAATTGAGTAAAAAAAACAAAGCCGAAAGCAAAAGCGAGTAGGCTACAAATCAAAATATTATGAAGATATACACATTCTGGAGTAATACATCAAATAATCCTCAACTAGTACACACCGAGCTAGTTGCAAGAAATAAAAAAGCCGTTAAAGTTTGGGCTTTAGAGAATGGTGTTAGCATTGATGGTGAAATATCCATCAAAAAATAAAAAACATTATGAAAAATACAATAAATTTATCAGATTTTAGTTTCAAGAGTTCAGGTCACGGACACTACAACGTAGTATATACCAGCCCAAAAACTGGGAAATAATGGAGTACGATCATTGACGAGATGCTGCTTATCGATGCCACAAACGGCACAGAAAAGCCCAAAAAAAAGGACTTAAATAAGCTAAAGAAACTTTGTAAAAGATAAAAAACAAAAAAAACCCAGCCCCGAAAAATAAATTATAAACGGGGGCGTTTTTTCAAAAAATTGGAGGGGCTGGGTAAGTTAGTTAAAATAATGCAGTTTTAAGCGGTTAATGGTTGATTAAAGTTCGATTCTTTAAATCGCACTAATGCCGTCCAATAAAATGTTATGTGCATTTTTATTTGTTTTCTTTTCGAGGTAGCCGAAAATCGAACTTAATAGAGTAGGCAAATTATTTTATATTATTTACATGAAAAATTATTTAGGTGTTAAAATCGTAAGTGCAAAGCCAGCGATTAAAGGGTGGAATGCAGAAGAAACAAAACAGATGAGTGCTGAAATGATGGAAGAAGGCTATAAAGTAGTATATGAGGATGGCTACACGTCTTGGTCTCCAAAATCTGTTTTTGAAAAGGCTTATAGAGTTACAGATGGGCTAACTTTCGGATTAGCAATTGAAGCGATGAGACAAGGCAAGTGTATTGCTCGTAAAGGTTGGAATGGTAAGGGTATGTTTGTTTGTAAGCAAGTTCCTGCTGAAATTTATTGTAATATCATACCTAAAATGAGTTCATTGCCTCAAAAAGCAAAAGACATTCTTTTTGATAGAGATAAATCAATTCATTATCAAAATCAAATGATTATCGTAAAAGCTGACAACACTATTGATAGTTGGGTTGCAAGCTCCTCAGATACATTTGCAGAAGATTGGCAAATTGTAGAATAGTTATTGATTTCGTTATGTGTAGCGTCTATTTTCGTTGCACATAACATATATGTTTGTGTTTTGTATATAACTTTTTTCGTTCAAAACAAATAAAATAATTATATTTGCAATATTCATAATTATTTTATTGATTGTGTAAATGTTTAAATTTCAGAAAAAAAGCAATGAACGCTAAACCGCATGTTAGCCGTATTTTATTAATCATTAAATAATTATCAAATGAAACATTTTAATAAATTTAAGACAGGCAAAAAAGTAACGAAAACAGTTCCTGTAAAAGATTTTAATATGAATAGTATAGGAATTCCAAATATGGAATTTGATGCTTACGAAGCAAATATAATCGAAATGATTGAACATATTTTTGAGTTAAAACAAAAATTAAAATTTTACAAATCGTTTATCGGGAAATTTCTATTTAATGGAAAATGGAAATCTGAACTAATAAATGCAGAAATTGAAATTTTAAGAAAGCAAATTGATGTAAAGTTTTTATGGTCGTATTAATTACGGCTAACATATATGTTTGTGTTTTGTATATAACTTTTTTAGTTGTACATGGATAAAATAATTATATTTGCAATATTCATAATTATTTTATTGATTGTTTAAAATGTTCCATGTCATTATTGGAGCATTTTTTTTGTGCTAAATTGCAATAAGTTATAAAAATATTCCTTAAATTTGCAACGATGGCACAATTGGAAATAAATAATATAAACATTGAACTTGGAGCAAATAGAATAGTCTTGAATAAAGATTTTTTTTCTATTGATGACTGGCAAAGCAAAAAAATTGACTTTTCCAGAGCTTTAACGATTCCGAAGGTTAAGTTTATGAAGTTTAATACTTTATATAGTTTTAAATATAAAGAAAATAATTCTATTGTATTTAAAGGGATTGCCATTTTAACAAGCCAAGCAAAAACGGAAAGCGAAATATTATTACTAGATTCATCTATTGCGCTGTTTGATGCAATGAATGAAAATTTAAATAAATTAGATTTAGATTCTCAGGATTTTGTATTGAACCTAACCGAGTACAATAACAAAAAAACATTAAATTCAAGTGTTTGGCTGTGGTCCGCAATAAACAATCACGAAGAAAAAACGCTTTCAAAAAACATACTTAGTAATAATTTAGCTTTTTCACGTCCTTCATTTTCCTGCCAAAGACTTTTAGAAAAAATATTTGATGTGAAAAAATGGACTTTTGAAACTTCATTAAAATCTGATTTATTAAACAAGTTAATAATTTCAGCAAATCATGAGTTTTTTTACTTTACTTCTTATGATAAAGTTTTTAATGAAACTGTAAATAATATTGGATTAAGTTTAATTAACTTAGATTCATATAGCTTCATTTATACTGATTCTGTGCTAACCTCGTACACTTTACGAACAAACTATAAAACAAAAATAAGATTTAGAGGCTTCATAACATCAGATAGCGAACAAATTTTGCAAATAGTGGGAACTAGTTCGGGCGGAGCTAATTCAGAAACACAAAATTTTGTAATAAATAAAGGGCGCAATTATTACGATTTAACTTCAAATGATTTTGAAACAGCTGATTTAACTTATGATTTAGATTTTAATTTTATTGGTTCAGGCTCGTTAGTTTTAGAAGATTTCAGAATTTATACGCTAATAAATGAAATTGATTTTGGAAATATTTCGGCTGCAAACTTTACAGATTTTTTAATTAAAACCTATGATAATATTCCTAACATTTCACAAAAGGAATTATTCAAAAATTGTTTAAATTCCATCGGAGGGCTTTTTAAAACCGACTCTTTACGAAAGAAAATTTATATAAATTCACTTGGCGAAATTTCCAAATTGTCAGCTTTGGACTGGTCCCATAAGTTTATTGAAAACTCGGAAGAAAAAGTAAATATTTCAAATTTTGGGCAAAGTAATTATTTTGCATATAACAATAAAGACGGTTCAAGCGTTGGGCGTGGTGTTTTTAATATTGAAAATGAAACGCTAAAGAAATCAATAGAGGTTTATAAATCTGTTTTTTCAGCTTGCAATGAAGTTTTAATTAATACTGATTCAATTTCAGACTTTGCAATATACAACGATACTGAACGAATTAACACTTTTAATTGTGTTTTATCGTATTATGAAAATGTTGCTGCTTACTCAATCGCAAGATTTAAAAAACTAAACGGAAATAATGTTTTAGCTGAATTTTATAAAAATGTTATTCAGGCGATTAATAAAGGCGAAGTTTATAAAGTAAATGCAGTATTAAACAATTCCGACTTTTTTAATTTTGATTTTACTCGAACAATTTATATAAAAAGTTTGAAAGCAACGTTTTATATTTTGAAAATAAATAACTATATACACAATACACAATGTGAATTAATAATGTTAAGATTATGAATGAATTTATAGGCTCGGTTAATTTTAAAGATTTTTTAACATTCATTTTTGCGATTGCAACATCAATCGCAACTTTAAAATTTGGAATTAGAGAGGTGTTTATACACTCTAAAAATGTAGATAAAAAGCTAAATGAACACGTTGAGAAAAACAACGAAGAATTAAAAGCGATTAAACAAGACATTAAATTACTACAGCAGCAACAAACAGACTTTAAATATAATATAAGTCAAAAAATAAACGATATAAGATTAAGCACGTCAAAAACTGAAAGTTTAGTAAATTTGATGTATGACGAAAGAAAAAGCAATAAAAATTAAAAAAGTAAGTTATGAAAATCATGGAAATTATTTCGTTAATATTATACAGCTTGTTCCCTGCGGCTGTCATTTATATATTTTTCTTTTTCTTTAAAAAGCCGCTTGGCGAATTAGTTGCGAAAAGACGGTTTAAGAAAAAACAAAAAGAGCTAAAAAAGAAAAAAAGGGAGTAAATCCCTTTTTTTTATCCATGTACAACGAAAAAAGTTATATACAAAACACAAACATATATGTTATACACAAATTAAACACTCTCATAGTCCTGAATATTTGAAAGCAGCATTTTTTAACTCTTCTTCATTTAGAATTTCTATCTCGAAACAGTCACAAATTTCTGGGTTATCGGAGTAATACTCCTTTTTTATCCTCACTACGGTATCCTTTTTTATCCCGTTTAAGAGAAAATTAGGAATACCCCTTGATATCCATTCATAATAAAACTTTGGCTCACTATAACGACGGGTCTCATATTTTGCTTTCATACGTTTTATTTCGTATGGAAAGAAAAATAAACCCTCAATTTTTGTAGGATGCGCTAATATATCCTGATATAAAGTTTCTGTTACTTCCAGAACCTCGGAGCCATCGAAGTCATCGCCAAACTGAGCGATAACTTCAGTCTCATCGTAAGCTTTCAACAACTCTTTTTTAAAAAGAACCAATTGGTCTTTTTGGCTCCTAGTCGTAGCTGGGAACATTATACCAGCTATATAATTTTTATAGTTTTCTTTTGATGTTTTCATAATGTTTTTTTAAATGTTGTTTATTTTCTCATTTCTTATAGGACAAATATACAAAATATAAACGAGACTGCAAAATGTTTATTCAATCATTTTTATTAATTATTCAAAAGATAGTTTATTTATAATTAATCTAAATAAGCTAAATGCTTAATATTCTAAAAAACACTATATTTGTAAAAAAAAAGACTATGGCAGACGAACAGATTATAATAGAGATTACGGTCGAAGACGACGAGATAAAAAAAGCAGCCGAAAAAGTGGAATTATTAACAAATTCCATTGACTCAATGAGTAACAGAGTTAAGGAGGCAAGAAATGAAAACAAAAAACACGAAAAAAGCATTCAGGAAGTCAACAAGCAGTACCAAGACGGATTAATTACTGCTGAGAATATGACTAAGCAAACAACTGAATTAAACAAAAAGATTCATGCAAACAATGTTGAGATTGCTAAAAACTCAATTGAAATTAGTAAGCAAAAAAGCGAAAGGAGTGCAAATATTAAGCTTATTAAAAGCGAGGTTAACACGCTGAAAAAACTAGAAACTCAAGCAACTTTGCTAAATAAAGAAATTTCAAACACTAAAATAGGTTCGGACGCTTACAACGAATTAAAAGAAAAATTAGCAGGCGTGAACGAAGAAATAAATAATCAAAAACAGGCTTTTAATGACAATACAAAAAATATAGGAAACTACGAAAAATCAATAAATAAAGCCCTTGACGGCATGGAACTGATTCCAGGGGCTACCAGCAACGCAGCAACAGGGGTTAAAATGTTAGGGCAAAGCTTTAAAGCATTGTTAGCTAGTCCATTCGTTTTAATGATTGCATCAGTAGCGGCGGCTTTAGCTTTACTTTTTAAAGCATTTCAAAAGTCAGCAACTGGAAGCAAATTGCTATTAAAAGGGTCGGCAGCATTAGAGGGTGCTATGGGTGCAGTTATTAAAGTAGCTGAAATATTGGCGCAATGGCTTGAAAAGTTATTTGTAGATCCACAAACAGCACTTAAAGAATTGGGCGACTTAATTCTTAATTCATTCATAAACAGGTTAGAAGGCGCTTGGTTATTAGTTCAAGGACTTGCGGAGTCGGTTAAAAATCTAGTTACTGCCGATTGGGACGGGCTTGCAGAAAGTGCCGAAAAAGTTGGACGTGCTTTTATTTCATGGCAGACAGGGTTAAGCGCCGACCAACAAAAAGAATTAGCAACTGAAATAGAAAACACAGCAATTCAGGCAGCTAAATATGCTGATGCAATGATTAAATTAGTAGATTCACAAAAAGCAGTGCAAAATTCAAACAGAAATTTAACAAAGGATATTGCAGTCTTAAACGCTGAATTTGAAAAACTTTCTCAAATCGCAGGTGATGACACTTTAGATCCATTAGAACAAAAAAAGGCAGCTTTAGAAGCTTCAAAAATTGCGGTTGAATTAGCGGCAAAAGATGAACAATTAGCAAAAAACAGGCTCAATATTATTAATCAGGAATTAGCTTTGCGACGTAGTTTTGGCGAGAATGTAACCGAGTTAATGAACCAACAAGCAGAAGCGGAGGTTGCTTTGACGGAAACTCAATCACGGAATACATTAATTCAAATGAATAATCTAAGAGAGCAAAGACTAATAGAACGAGATATATTTGAGCTTAGACTTGATCAACTCATCGACATAGGCGATAAAATGAAAACAGTAGGCGAAGAAAATGTAACTAATGACAAATTAAGCATTGAAAAAAGAAAAGCAAATTTAAACGCTTTAAAAATTGCTACTCAGGAAAATATAAACGAAATTTCAAAAACATATGAACAATACGGGGTTACGGCTGAACAAATAAATGACTTAATTAATTCATCAGATGCCGCCACTGTTTCTAATAAAATGAAGAATCTAGGATTGAGCGAGATTGCAAACAACCGACTAAGGGAAATTGTGTTGGAGCGTATGCAATGGAATTTAGATTTTAATAAACTAGATAAAGAATTGAGCGATGAACAATTAAGTAGAACTGAAAAGGCTAACGAAAAAATTAAGGAACTTGACAAAAGCAAAGAAGTTTTTTTATTAGAAAACGAACAAAAAAGATTAGAGAAAACAAAAGAAAATGAAGCGGAAAGGTTAAGGATTGCAGAGGAAATTAAAGATAAGTTAATTCAGTTTGAAAATGAAAAGCTTGAACTCGCTTTAGCAAATGAAACATTATTATCAGAAGAAAGGACAGCTTTAAAAAATGAAACTGAATTAAAAATACTTGAAATAGAAGAAGAGTATAGGCTTATTAATGAAGAAAAACAAGTAGAGGCGAACGCTAAAACAATTGAGCGTGTTAATGAGAATTTAACGCAAATTGGAGAGCTGACGGCAAAATTTGCAGGCGAAGAAAATAGGATATTCACAGATTTAGCTACTAATATTTCTGATTTATTCAAGAAACAGGAAATTTCAGCAGAAGATGCATTTGGAGCGACTGGTTTAGCTGCAAGCGCAGTATATGGCAGAATTTCAGCACTTAGACAAAAGGACTTTGAAAATTTATCTAAATGGCAAGAAGAAAGTTTAAAGGCAAATGAAGGTAATGAAGCAGCACAGGGAAAGATACGGACTGAATACGCAAAGAAAGAAAAAGCATTAAAAGAAAAAGCATTTAAAGCGGATAAGGCTAATGCATTAGTTCAGATTGCAATACAAACAGCTCAAGCGGTGGCGAAGGCGGTTGCTACAAGTGTTGTAACTGGAGGATTGCCATTTTCTGCTATTGCTTTAGGAATTGGAGCGGTTCAGGCTGGAATCGTAGCTTCTAAAAAAATGCCTGAATTTGGCAAAGGAACTGACGATATTGTGAAGATAGGAGGTTCACACGCAAGCGGAAACGATGTTACAGTAGTAGGATATGATAAGAGCGGAAATAGTCAAGTTTTTGGACGAGTTGAAAAAGGTGAAGCAATGCCAGTGATTCCAATCAATAAAGTAGCTGATTATAAAACTTCTATGCTTAATATTCAAGCACCAAAACAAAACAGAAAATTTGCGACTGGAACGGATAATATTTTGAATCCAAGTGCAAATACTAATAATTCAGTTATTCAACAAGATAATTCTATTTCAATGACTGATTTAAAAACTATTCTGGAAAATATGAATATTAGTGTTAAGGTTGAAGATATTACGAGAATGCAAGAACGTCAAAAAATTGCAGAGGTACGGGCTGATTTGTAATAAAAAAAGGCGTGTAGTTTATTGCACGCCTTTTTATTACGTTAAGAGCAATGATTAATGCAGCCAAATTCAACATCGTTAAATTGCTCGATAATTGGGCAGTAATTATTTTCGTTATTTAGGTACTTGCAGGTTTCACAAGTTTTTGATTTAAAATATGCCTCCATCATGTCAGATGCATAAAACCTTTTCCAAAAACTTTCAGGGGTATTTTCAGTAATATTTTTTTTGTTTAAAACTAAATCGTCTAAGCCGCTGTCTGATAACATTTTTTTTGCATTCATAGTTTATATATTTTTAAATTATTTTAATAAGTCACTATTTTCGTAGATCTTGCCGACGACTTTATGAGAAAGATGTAATAATGTATCATTTATGTTGAATGAAAAGTCATATTTTTTACTTTTCGCCCGATACATTCCTATTTCAAATATAATTTCTTTAAAACTATCTTCATCGTCAGGGTGCGATTTATCAACATTGATAATGTCGCCCTCACAATATAGAACCCCGCGTATTTCAAAATACTGAAAATCTTTATAATACGGGGCAAAATTATTCGTTGACGGTGATGTAAATTCAGAATCACCAATGCCAACACCCCAATCCCTCGCATGCGAGAACTCAGTGCATTCCATATCTTTAAAAAACACACGCTTAAACTTAAAGATTCTTTTGTTATTATTAAACTCACCCATAATCCTATTTTTTTAAAAATTCTTCATACTTTATTCTTACCCACAAGCGAGCAGCCAACAAGGCTTTTGCCTTATTTTTCTCAATACACGCCTTATCAATTTGTTCTTGGGCGTATTCTAGATTATTTTCTTTTATTTCTTCTGGCTTTCCCATAATGTTATTTTTATTTAATTCGCAACTGAAAAAGTTATATATTGAATGTAAGTGTATTCGTTATGCACAATAAAAACTAAAAATAATAATCAGGTTCTTGCCTTCTAATCCTGCTGATTAAATTTTCTTGCTCTTTCATTAATTTTGGCAATGTTTCATTTAATGATTTTTCTCTATTCTCTTCTTTTATTGTAAATTCTTGATGACAAGGGAAATTTAATTCAACAGTTCCACCATTACACATATTTAAAAGCATATTAATAGCTCTTTGTAAGGATTCCACTTTATTTTTCATATTTGTAAGTAACGGATTGTTCTTTTCCATAATGTTATTATTTAAATTAATATTCAAACTGGCTAAATACTATATTACCCACTAACGACGTACTGTATCTGAATACGCCTTTGTTTCAGGGTGTAACAATAAAACGTTATTTTTTAAAAGCCAACTCCAATAGCTTTTTTGGTTGTCTATTAAGTCTTTTATATTAGTGCCTGAATGCTTACCGAATTTTATTGTGCTGTCTAATTTATACCCTTTTTTCAAAGCCATTTTTCTTTCTTTTCTACCTTCTCTTTTCCTGAATTCAAGTTTCTTTTTTTGGATTATAGGATTTTCACTATCAATTTCGTAAGGCATTACATCGCCTATGATTTTTGTGGTATAGTTTTTCTTTTTTAAATCTTCGTAGATGTCTTTTAAAACTTTCCCACGAAATGTTTCAATCAAATCACCATACATGAAAATACCAATACTTTCATTTTTATCATTGAAAACCTCCCAAAGTCTTGTATCTGCGTAAATATATCCTTTCATTCTAATAATTATCATTTAAATTAATATTCAAATCTACAAAATATAAATTAAATTTAAAAATAAAATTGCATTTATTCTGCTTATTTAGAACCAGTTTAAATAAACTTTTGTATATTTGCGATTATAAAGTAAGCAAAATATGAAGAAACCAATTTTTTTATATGGCAGGATTGACGAATACAGGGCAAAGGAATTTACAGAGGAATTAATACAACTGCCTGAAAATGAAGATTCTGAAACTTGGATAAACTCAGGCGGTGGAAGTGTGTTCGACGGTTATGCAATGCTGACAGCTCTAGCGAAGCGAAAACAAATGTATCCAGACACAAAGAATAATGCAATCATAACTGGAGATGCTTCAAGCATGGCGTTCAATATGTTGCTTTTTATGGATAACGTCGAAGCGGTTGAAACTGCGAACATTACAATACATAGAGCTGACACATGGGTTTTTGACGAAAGCCAACAAGACTGGTTAAATAAGAAAAACAAAGAATTAAGGCAAAAGCTTGAAAATAAGGTAAATGAAGAGCTTTTTATTAAAATAACAGGAACTTCATACGATGAAATTTTTGACCCTGAGAAACGTCTTAATTTAACTATTACGGCAAAGCAAGCAAAAAAATTAGGCATTGTTCAAAAAATAATCAATTTAGAAACAACAAAGCAACTAGAAGCGCAATACAGCAATGTTCTTGCAGCTTATCACAATACAGGAATTAATAATTTAAATTCTATTAATATGAAAAGAACAATTAAAAGAGAACTAACAGCAGCTGAGAGATTTAAAGGTGTAGCGGAGTTTGAAGTTGATATTGAAGCAGAAAACAACCAAAAAATTGAAGCTGATACAAAAAACGCTGAAAAACTCGAAGCCTTTCAAACTGCTATTCTTGAAGCTAACATAGCAATTCAGGACGAAACAAAAGAATTAAAAACAAAGCTTGAAGCGTATGAAGAAAACTATACAAAACTTGACGAGCGATTCAAGAAATTAGAGGCTGCGTTAAACGAAGCTAAGTTAATGAAGTCAGAACCCGAATTGCCGACGGCTGAGTTTAGACAGGAAGATGTTCAAAAACAAACAAAGTCAATGAATAATTACGAGCTACAAGCTGAATTAAACAGAAGACTTGAAGAAAATCGCAAAAAACTAAAAAACTAATACTATGAGTGTTACATATAATAATACAAACTATAACGGTGAATTAGATTTATTTATCTATGAAGCGTTAGGCATCGAGCTAGATGTTATTGAAAAAGGCGGAGCATCTTTAAAAATTGGTGTTTCGACAAAAACAGAGCTAGATTATTGGGAAGCTGATGAAAATCCGATGACGGATTACACCGAAGACGCTCCAGATTGGACTGGTGGAGGTTCGGCGCAATTTACGGTTGGTAAGAGAGAACTTAACCCAGAAAAAGCAATGGTTACATTGTTGTTAAAACCTGATGACTTTATCCCTGTTTGGGACAAATACAAGTCTATCGGGCCACTAACCAAAATTAAAATATTGCCTAAGTTCCAGATGGATATATTAAGGCTTGTTAAGAATAGGCTAAACTTACAATTAAGTAAATTATTTTGGCAAGGAGATACAGCGCTGAAGAGTTCAGACCCAACAAATCCAATGAGATTTATTGACGGTGTTATAAAAAAATTGAAAGCTGATTCAGACAGTAATGTTATACCTGCAGATCCACAAGGAAATATTTTAGAATCAAATATTTACGATAGGTTAAGAGATGTTTACAAACTGATTCCGCCTGAAAAATTAGACGATCCAAATTTCTCTATAAATTTAAGTACTCCAGACTGGAGAAAGCTTAATTTAGCTGAAAATGACGTACAAAAAGCATTCGTTGGAGCACTAGACACAGGACTGAAAAATATGTTTCTTAATCATAAGATTAAACACTTTATTGGCATTCCTGAACATCACATTATAGCAGCTAATACGGTTGATAATAATGTGTTATCGATGTGGTTTAACATCGATCAAGAAATGGGAGCTATTGACGTTTTTCCAATTGCGAACGGGTCAAAAAAACACGGTGTTCGTTTTGATATGATGTTAGACGCACAATATAGGTATGGCGGACATATTGTTTTTTATAAACCAGCTTAAAATTTAAAATTATGAGTAGAATACATAAACCATTTACCGAAGCAACCGTAACAGATGCAGGTATTGTAATATTAAACCCAAACGATTTAATCGGATACGTAGAACCTGAGTTTGAAGGAGTTGTTTCTTTCGTAATTACTCCAACAGAAGTAACAGGAACTTTGTCAATATCTGCACAATTGCAAGGGTCGTTGGATAATTCTGTTTTTGTAAACATTGATTCACCAGTAGCGCTTGCGGACGGAGTAAGCGCACTAGTAACGGCAGGGACCACATTGTCATTTGATTATTACAGAGTAACCTTAACAGGCTCAGGAACTCAAAGCACGACCATTGCAGCCTCTTACTCACGAAAATCTAAATAATATGGCTTGTATATTGACAAAAGGAACAATAGCAAATTGCGCTAATGTTAAGGCAGGCGGAATTAAACCATACGTTCAATTATATATGTACAGCGATTGGCGCACGATGGAAAACGGCGGGAACGTTGTTAAAGATGCAGCTGGACGAATTACGGCAATTACAAACCCAGTTGGCGTTAAAGCTTGGAAATTTGAAGTTTGGGACGAGTCAGGCATTGTTTTATCCAATCCTTTGATTGAACAAGAAGGGAACATTGATATGTACGATCATGGCGTAGCTCTGTCAATCATTGCGAACGATCAAGAAGATCGTAATAATGTCGATGCCTTGCGTGTTGGAAAAGTTGTTGCCGTTGTATTACAAAATTCGGGTTGGGCATCTGTGTACGGTTCTGACCAAGGAATGAAATTAATGGCTAACAACTTCAACCCACAAGACCCAGTCCAAGGGAACAATATTCCAATTGAGTTGAAGACGGCAAATAATGGAGCTAAGGAAACAAAAATGCCTTGCACTGTATTTGACACTGATGCAGCAACAACAGAAGCTTTGATATTAGGATTAGATACTGTAGGCGTTTAATTTTTAAACTTATAGAATATGAAATACATATCTAATATTACAAGGAATTATTTTATTTCTTCATTGAGTCGAGTTGTTAAAATGGTTCAAGGGCAAGAATTAAGCGACGAAGAGGCAAACCATTTGTCAGATGCTATTTTAAATAATCATTGCACTTTGATTGAGGACGAACCGATAATTGACAAAAAAACACCGAAGAAAAAAAAGTAATTTCTTAAAAACCAAATAAAAAACCTGTATATTAAAGTATATAGGTTTTTATTTTAATATTGAATAAAATGAGTAGCGATAATTTAAAAGGCAGTTTGAACGAAATTCCAAACGATGCACGACAAAAAAAAGCCGTAATTAACAGTATTGATTATACTTATGCCGTCCAACGCTTACCAGTTTATAAGTCAAGCTGGCAAGGAATTTACCTATATGGGGTAGATAACAATTATCCGACAAAAGTACAAGAAATTGCGAAGCGTTCGCCTACTTTAGAAACTGCTATTCAAACACATACGAAGTTTATTAAAGGTTTAGGGTTCGAGGGTGCAACGCCTTTGGACGTTATTAATAGCAAAAGTCCAATACTTAATACAGATGGTTTAACAGCTTATGATTTTTTAACATTTCTAGCAAAAGAGAAATCAAATATAAATATTGCTGTTCATGTGAATTATAATTTACTTGGGGAAGCCGTAGAGTTCACTCCAATACCTTACGAATTTGTCCGCAAAAAAATCAAAGTCAAAGGAGACAAATATAAGCAATTAATAATTACGAATTTCTTTCATCTTGAAAATGAGATTAATTTAGGTTATGGAGTCGCTTTTTCAATAGAAAACTTTCAGAAATGGAAAGAGAAAAAAGAAAACGGCACAACATTAACAGCGTTGCAATGTTACGAATATAATAATGATCCTGTAGTTGTTCGGGACCAAATAGAACTATCTGGCGGAATTGAAAACTATTCAGGTCAAATATATTATAAAAATAACGAAAATTCGGTTTACCAGCGAGCGAACTACGATGTTGTTTTAGATTCTGCACAATATGAGAGTGAAGCAAATTTATATTCATTATCAAACATTCAAAATAGATTTTCAGCAAGTGGCGTTTTAAAACTGCCTGACAATGTTTCGAGCAAGGAGGAGCTAGATCAACTTAAACTAAAATTAAGAAATTTGCACGGTAGCGAAGACGCTGGACGGACTTTTGTGATTCCTTTTCTACCAAGTGAGCCGATTCCAAATAATATTTTTGAATCCTTTGAATTACAAAATATTGATAAACTATTCACTTTACAAAAATCAGAAGCGCAAGCGAGTATAAGACAAAAATACAACATTCCAAATGCATTAATAGGAAAGGACAGCGAAGGTAATTTTGCAACTCAAAGAGTTCAAGAAATGTTTGACTTCTTCAACGCCATGACGGAACCGACACGCAAAGAATTAGAGGTTGACATAAATATTCTACTTTCAAATTCAATTTTTAAAAATCAGTTTAAATTTCCGATCATAATCGAGCCTTTAACTTATTTAGTTTCGTCAGATGAAGCAGAAGGAAACACAGAATCAGAACAGATAAGACTTGAATCACAAGCAAGACTGAAAGGCACAGTTGGAGGCGTTCAGGGCGTACTACAGATACAACAATCAGTAGCCCTCGGAACAACTCAATATAATGCAGGGATCGAACTTCTTATTGATATATACGGTTACGATGAAACGCAAGCGGTTAAAATACTAGGAAAACCTTTAAAGGAATTTAACGAAAATGATAAAAAAGTAAGCGATGAGGATATTAATTAGCATTGACGATGTTCGCAATAATTACAGACAGTTAGGGAAACAGGTTAATGAAGAGAATTTCAACGGGCACGTTCGAGAAGTTCAAGAAAATAATCTGAATCAAATTCTAGGGCAAACATTGACTTTTGATTTTTACAATTTCTTAGAGAACGGCTTTATATTAAGTAGTGAAACTTTCGTTCGAGATTCGACAAAACAACTGACAGCTACAAACATAGATTTAGGCGATTGGGTCGGGTTTTCTTTGAAAATCAATGACAATATATATGTAGTTGTAGATAGTGCTGCGTTTGACGGAACAGACACTATAATAAAGGTGTCGGGCTACGATTTACCGACCGCTTTAACAACAATTGAATACTCATCTGAAAATAAATACACAAAATTATTAAACGGCTGCATTTCGTCAGAAAACAATAAACCAATTTATTTTAAAGGGTTAAGACCGCTTTTAATTTGGCATTTTTTAGCTAGTTATCTGATTGATGGCAGTTTAAAACAATCAGACGTAGGAAATATTAATATTATTGGTTCTAATTTCTCAAATGCAAGCAACCGCCAATTAAATGAAGCACGGTCTAATTATTTAGAAAACGCAATAAAAGAACGCAATCATATTATTGATTATCTTGAACTTAACAGCTCAATTTATGAATTGTTTCAAGGGCAAGCAAAACAAAATACACAGGACTTTAATTTTTTTGCATTTTAATTTCATACTTACTTTTTATTTTTTTCCTTGACTCAAAGCTTGTTAGTTAATTCTAACAAGCTTTTTTTATTTAGAATCATTTCAAATAAGCATTTATTTAAATAAAAGATAAAGATGATTGAATAAACATTTTGCAGTCTCGTTTATATTTTGTATATTTGTACTATAAGAAATGAGATAATAATTAAGAAACAAACATTTAAAAAAATAAGATTATGAATTTTAAAAAAATAAATGTAAGAAAAAAAACCGTAAAAATTGAAAAATTAAACGGTGAAAAATGGTCTTGTAAAGTTAGAAGTAATCAAGAAGCATTCTCTTACGCAGAGAATCTTAAATATCTTCCTGCAAAACACGTCCACGACGGAAAACGTGGAGACAGTAAAGTTTGGATAAAAGAGTAGGCATTTTTTAAAAAACAAACAACATTAAAACAAACATTATGAAAAGAATCATTAAAATATCAAATCAAAATATTTTTAAGGAAAAAGAAGCCCAATCAAGTTTTTTACCTCTTGATGAAGGGGAGGGAACTTTCATTGCCAGAATGGAGTTAGATAAAAAAGAAGAGGAATATATATACCCAAAAGATTACTATGCAATATACTCAACCTCGGATTATGCGTACGAGGTAGAAATCCCTGAGGATTTCCCTAATAGGTTCTCAGCCAGTGGCGTTTTAAAACTGCCTGATAATGTTTCGAGTAAAGAAGAACTTGACGAACTTAAACTAAAATTAAGAAATTTGCACGGTAGCGAAGACGCTGGACGGACTTTTGTGATTCCTTTTCTACCAAGTGAGCCGATTCCAAACAATATTTTTGAATCCTTTGAATTACAAAATATTGATAAACTATTCACTTTACAAAAATCAGAAGCGCAAGCGAGTATACAAAAATACAACATCTAATAAAAAACATTATGAAAAACAAAAAAACGCCCAACTGGGTAAAAGCTCTAACAGAGCTAACGACTAATAAAGAAATTTCCGACATTTCAAAAGAAATTGACGGAAAAGGAATTTCAACTACCTTGTTATCAATTAAGTTATCTAATAACAATAGTGTTGGGTTTAGTTCCGAACAATTAGAGTTATTAGAAAAGGTTGCAGAAAAGATTGCACTCAGAAAGCATAACTTAATAAATGAAATTTTAGGAGAAAAAACGCTTTTTTCTCTCTCAGAGTTGCAAAAATACAGTGGGTTCATTGAGTTTCTCTTTAGAGTTAGACTAGTTAGACATATAAAAGAAGAATTAAGCGAGCTTACTAAAGAAAAAAGTGCTCCGCAAATAATAATTAATTTAGCAGTTGAGAAATATATTGAACTAAACCAAACGTATCCGCACTTTGACGATGAAAAACAATTTGTTGAATACAAAGGTGTTTATTATTTCAATTTTGTAAAGATTATGCAGTATCAAACTGCAATCACAACAGCACAAGGAACTATTTTAAAACAAGATTATCATGAAAACTTCAATATATTATAGTGAAGCAATTGCATTGAAAATAACGCAATGCGAGAAACTGTTAAAACTAAAGAGCTTAACAGAAGAAGAAAGGGAAATAGTTAACCTAAGAATTAAAGAATTAAGAAATGGAGACATTGCAAATAAGTAATTGGACGCAAACACCTGAGTCTATTCGAGACAAAGAGAAGATATTAACCAAATTGAAAGAAATTCGGGAAAGAAGAAGAAAAAAGCAAAAAGGGAGATACAAAGACCCCAAATTTGTTATGAAATGCGATGAAATAATCGCAGATCTATCAGAAACAATTAAAAGAATGAAATAAAAATAAAAAATAAAAAGAAATGCAAGAAGTTAAAATAGAAAAGATTACAGCAAAGAACTGCAAAGCAATAAAAGAGTTTACTGCCTACTTTGGCGGAGAAAGCGCACACATAACAGCGCAAAATGGTCAAGGGAAAAGTACTTTTATTAAAGTACTAACTGATAGACTTATTGGATTAAAGCCGTCAATTATAACAAATATAGATGCCGAAGAAGGGTACTATACTATGGAATTAACGGACGGAGCTAGATTTGTTTGGGAGTTTAATCATTCAGGCAAAGAAAAAATAAGCTACTACTCAGCCGATGGCATTATTCAGAATAGGGAGGCACTTAAAGCGGTTATTTCAAGGTATTTTAAGAACAGCTTTGACATAAACAAGTTCTTGGTCACAACTCAGTCAATGATACGGTTGAAAATGATTAGTGCCTTAATAAATGTAGATTTATCAGAGCTTCAAAGAGAGTATAGAAAAGTTTTTGATTTGAGAGCTGTACAAAAAAAAGCACTTAAAGTGCTTGAAGTGCAAAAAATAAAAACGCCGTCCCTTGTTCCTGAACCTAATCAAACCGAAATATTAAGTTCAATTAATAAAAGTATTGATGATACTAAAAATTTAATTGAGTCAAAAAAAGAAGAAATTAAGAACGAAAAAACGAATTTAAATCAAAAGTACTTAGAGAACAAAAGAAAAAACGACTTAGAACAAGAAAACTATGATTTATCTTTTGATAATTTAGTTGAAAAAACCATTGAGGAAAACAAAGCAGAGAAAAATAAAAATGATAAAATAAAAGAAATTACTAACTTAAATAAACAAGTTTCTGATTTATTAGCTTTTTCGGAACTTGAAAAGTACTATCATTTCGTTAGTGCACACGAATACATTAACAGCCTTGAAAAAGGCACAGAAAAAGATTTGCCGAAAAGAGAAAGCTTAGACTTGCCGAATCCAATCCCAAGTAATGATTTTTTAACTGTTTTAGAATCAGAGCTTTCAGAACTTGAAAATAAACTAAATGTTTTGAATGAAGAAAAACAAACCAAAATAGAAGAAGTTTATAGGCTCAATCAAAAGTATAACGACTATTTAAGTGAAGTATTAGCATACGAACAACATTTTATAAAAATACAGCAACAGCAAGAAATTGTTCGGGAACATGAAAATTTAGTAGAAAATGCTTTGAACGAAATTAAAAAGGTAGTTCAAAATGCGAAACTTCCTAAAGAATTTGAAATCGATTTGCTAAATAAAAATGATATATTATTTAATGGTTTTCCAATCACAAACGAAACACTAGCAAGTTCCGCCATCTTTATTGCAGCATTTAAGTTGGCAGTTTACAATTTAGATTTATTCAAAGTAGTTCATTTTGATGTTTCGTATTTAGATTATTTAAACAGGTTGGAAGTAGTCAACGAAGCCGAAAAATTAGGAATCCAGTTATTTACTGAAAGCCCAGCCACGAATAAAAACGAACTAGAATTACAGGTAAAAATCCATAGTTTAGATTAATTCTAAACTACAAAAAAGCTTTTTAGTTTAATAAAAATTAGTTAAATTTGAAATAAAAACAACAAGGCGGTACTGTTTATTAATATTAATAATAAACCTGTTAGCGGTAACTTGTGCCGCCTTCAAAAAATAAATATTATGAGTGAAGAAGTAAAAACACAAGGGAGCGAAATTGTTTTGAGTAATGAACAATTAGCGAATTATTTAGACCTATACGGGTACGGCAATCTTGAAGAAAAAGAAAAAATTCGATTCATTGAGGTTTGTAAAATGGCTAAGTTGAACCCTTTCCAGAGGGAAGCCCACATTTCAGCTTACGGAAGTGGACAATATCGCCAATTTGCTATAATCACAGGATATGAGACTTACATAAGACGTGCCGAAGACACTGGACTAGTGAGAGGGTGGCACGTAGAAACATCAGTTTGTGAGACAGTAAAGACCGACGTTCAAGGAAATTTAAACACAATAAAAGACTTACAGGCAACTATTACAATCTACAGGAGTGATTATGACTTTCCGTTTACTCATTCAGTTAAGTTTTCTGAGTATGTGCAAAAAACAAAAGATGGGAAAGTGACCGCTTTTTGGCTGAAACCTGAAAGTCAATTGAAAAAGGTTGCAATCGGTCAAGGCTTTAGACTATGTTTTAGCAAAGAATTAAGCAACTTGCCGTACACACGAGAGGAGACAGTCGAGAGCAGTTACAAGGATATTGCAGTAACAGAGCAACAAAAACCAATTGAAAAAAAATTGACTGAACTTGTTGAAGGCTCGGAGACGTATATTAAAATAGTTGATAAAATAAAAAAAGGCGATGCCGACATTGAGAAAGTTAAAGAATACTATACAGTTTCTACAGAACTTGAAGACAAATTAAACTCAATTATTGAAGAAGAAACTGAACGACTTATTAACGAAGAAAGCAAAAACTTTGAAAACTAAGAGTATGAATGATAAATTTGTGGAACTATTAAACGAATATTTAGATTCTGAATGTAGCGACTATTCGATGAAGTACTCGTATGAATGGAATTCTGACACCGAATGTTGCGACGTAACGATTACAAATGATTATAATAAACGAAACACTGTAATTTGTTTTAGATATAACAAAGAAAAAAATTCCCTAGAAATACTCCTAAATGAAGACTTTGACGGTTGGTATGAAACAGCAGAACACAATCACACCGTTAAGTATTTTTGGATGTTAGTCGCTCCAGAAATATTTCCTGTAAGTGTTTAAAATATTAACAACAATAAAACAAAGCAACATGAATATATTTTTAAGTAAAGTAAAGTTTGCATCAATTGATGCAATAACAGAAAAACAAACAACAGCAACAAATGTTTTTCTAATTAACGCTGTAAGTTTTACCGAAGCAGAAGCGAAAACTTATGAAGCAATGCAGGAAACTGAATTCACAGTACAACCGATTAGAAAGTTCAATGTTTCAGAAATTATATTTTCAGAGAACAAAGAATTTTTCTTTGAAATAAAAGTCTGTTTTTCAGAAATGGACGAAAAAGGCAAAATAAACAAAAACAACGAAACTGTTTTAGTTCAAGCGAACGAAATAACAGAAGCTTTGAACATATTAAACGAAAAACTAAACGATTCAATCGCAGATTTTGAAGTAAATAAAATTGTAAAAACAAGTATAAATTCTTATATTGATTAATAACGATAGCGCTTTGTGTGTAGGCTCGAAGTTTTGATGCTTTGAACTGCTAAAAGCGAAAAAAACAATAGATTACAACCCAATGCAACCCGTTATGGTTGTTTATTTATAATATTAAAAAAAATGAAAATTTTAAAATACGAACCTTTTGCAGTAAATACATTTTACTCAAAAAACAATAAAAAAAATAGTCCATACACAGGCTCTGAGATTACAAGAAGTGTAACATTTCACATTACGTCATTAAGTTTAAGGAAATCAAGATATCCAATTTCGCAAAAACATGAAATTGAAATCAAATGGTTTGTTTTGTTTTTCGTTTTGGGTTTTAGAGTGGTGTGGCATTAACCATACAAATATTAATGAAATATCAGAAACTTACAAGCGTGTATTGTCTGTTTTTGGTTGTTTATAATAAAAGGGGTTCACGCCCCTTTAAAACTTAGCAGCATGAAATTTAATAAAGAAATAAAAATTTAT